CAATAGGTAAAAATTATGACAAGTACAATTAAAGTAGACAATATTCAGAATCAATGCGGTGCTAACATCATCAAAGAAGATTCAAACACAATTACACTAGGTGCAAGTGGCGATACCGTTACTCTGGCATCAGGTGCAAGTCAAACAGGTTTTGGTAGAACAGGAACTGTTGATTGGCAAACAGGATCTATCAAGACGGCTACATTTACAGCAGCTAATGGCGAAGGGTATTTTGCAAACACATCAGGTGGTGCTTTTACAATGAACTTACCAGCAGGTTCTGCTGGAGCAATCGTATCAGTTGTAGATTACACAAATACTTTTCAAACAAATAATTTAACAGTTGCACCAAACGGATCAGAAAAAATTGGTGGAATAGCATCTTCAATCGCTTTAAATACAGAGGGACAATCAGTAACTTTTGTATATGTAGATGCAACAGAAGGTTGGAAAAATGTTCAAGATTCAACAAGTAATGTAACAGGTAATCCTTATGTAGTAGCAACTGGTGGAACAATTACAACTTGTGGCAATGACAAGATTCACACTTTTACAGGACCAGGGACTTTTACAGTCTGCAATACTGCACCTTGTTCTGCTAATAATGAAGTTTCATATCTTGTAGTTGCTGGTGGTGGAGGTAGTGGAGGTCGACACGGTGGTGGCGGAGGAGCTGGTGGTTTTAGAGAAGATAAATCTCCAGTTACACCTTACACAGCATCTCCTTTAGAAGGAGCAGGTTCAATAACAGTTACAGCAACAGCTTTTCCAATAACAGTAGGGGCTGGTGGAACAGCAGGTCAATTTGCACCTACTCCAGTCACTAGTGGTGGGCAAGGTTCAAATTCAATTTTTTCAACTATAACTTCTGCTGGTGGTGGGGGTGGTGTTACAGCAGGACAAGTTTCTGCTACGATTTCTTCAGATGGAGGTTCTGGAGGTGGTGGAGCACTTTGTGGTATGAATAATACACCAAGATCACCAAATGAAGCTGCTGGATTGGGTAATACTCCTCCCGTTAGTCCTCCTCAAGGAAATAATGGAGGCACAGGTCAAGCAGTTGGACCTTACAACGGTGGAGGTGGTGGAGGCGCAACAGCAACAGGTGGTGGAGGTGCACCGACAACAGGTGGTAATGGTGGTGCAGGAGGAACAACTCACATAACAGGAAGTCCAGTGGCTTATGCAGGAGGAGGTGGTGGCGGTGGCTACGTTGATTGTGGTGGAGCAGGTGGAACAGGTGGCGGTGGCGATGGTGGTGACAACAACACTCAAGGAAATGCAGGGACTGTGAATACAGGTGGTGGAGCAGGTGGAACAGGTAGTATGCAAGTAGGAAGTCCATCTACTACAGCTCCACAAGTGGGTTCAACTGGCGGTTCAGGTATAGTAATAATAAGGTATAAATTTCAATAGGTAAATTATGAGTGAAGTAAAAGTAAATAAAATTAGTCCAAGAACAAATTGTGGAACGGTACAGTTAGGAGATAGTGGAGACACTATAACAATTCCTGCTGGTGCAACGATCACTAATAATGGTACGGCGGCAGGTTTCGGTGCTACAGGTGCAGCTTCTTGGGATACAACAGTCAAGACTACTTCTTTTACAGGAGTAGCTGGCGTAGGATATTTCGTAAATACAACTAGTGGAGCAATCACAGTAACTCTACCAGCATCACCTGCAGCAGGTGCAGTGGTTGCAGTAAAAGATTATGCAAATACATTTGATACAAATAATGTAACACTTGGTAGAAACGGATCTAATATTGGTGGAGTAGCTGCTGATGCAAATCTAACAACAGAAGGTTTAGCTGTTACATTAGTTTATGTAGATGCAACACAAGGTTGGTTAGTAACAGATTCAGGTTTACAATCAGATGCACCTTTACCACAATATATTGTTGCAACAGGTGGAACAATTACTTGTTCAGGAGATTACAAAATTCATACATTTACAGGACCAGGAACTTTTACAGTCTGTTCTGTAGGTAATCCTTTTGGATCAGATGAAGTTTCTTATATGGTAGTAGCAGCAGGTGGTGGAGCAGGTGGTTATACTGGTGGGGGTGGAGCTGGTGGCTTTAGAGAATCAAAAGCATCATCAGATTGTTATTCAGCTAGCCCATTAAATGCAACTTGTGGTCCGGGATTTAATTTACCCGTTTCAGCACAAGGTTATCCAATTACAGTAGGTGGTGGTGGAGCTGCATCTACTACAAACGCTGGTCAAGGAACAGATGGTGGTAACTCAATTTTTTCAACAATTACATCTACAGGTGGTGGAGGTTCAGCAGGAGACACAGCGCCAACAAGAGATGGCAGATCTGGTGGATCAGGAGGAGCTAATGCTTATATTCCTACAAATCCAGTTTTAGGTGCTATAGGAGCAGGTAACACACCTCCTGTAAGTCCACCACAAGGAAATCCATCAGGAAATTCAAATAGTGACCAAGCAACTTATACTACTGGTGGTGGCGGAGGTGGTGCAACAGCAGCAGGTGGTAATGCTTCAGCACCCACAGGTGCGCCAGGCGGAGCCGGTGCAACAACAAGTATTAATGCAACGCCAACAACTTACGCAGGCGGTGGTGGCGGTGGATCAGATGCATCAAAAGACGTAGGCTCTGGTGGATCTGGCGGCGGAGGAACAGGTGTTAGTCCAGTAATCGGAACGCCTGCCGCTAATAGAGCTGGAACAGATAATACTGGTGGTGGTGGTGGTGGTGGAGTAGGTAGTGGACCAATAAGAGGTGGCGCTGGAGGTTCAGGAATCGTTATTATTAGATACAAATTTCAATAATTAATATGTATTTACTAACATTTAAAATTAATATATAAGGAGATAATTATGGCACATTTTGCAAAACTAGGAGCTAACAGTAAAGTTATTCAAGTATTGACTTTGAATAATTCTGATATGTTAAACGCTGATGGCGTTGAAGATGAAACAGTAGGACAACAGTATTTAGAAACTCACAATAACTGGCCTGCACAAATGTGGATTCAAACTTCATACAATACATCAGGTGGAACTCACAGAAATGGTGGAACACCTTTTAGAGGAAACTATGCAGGTATAGGTTATACTTGGGACGAGGACGATCAAATTTTCTGGCCTAAAAAACCTCACGCTTCTTGGGTAAAACATAATGAATCAGCTTCTTGGAAATCACCAATTGGTGATGCTCCAACATTAACAGAAGAACAAACTTCACAAAATACAGCAGCTACTCATAGCTGGTCTTATGTTTGGAATGAAACTGCTTATCAAGCAGACAACACAACTGGTTGGGACTTGACAGACGCTTTAGCATAAATTATATATGGTGGTGGTATGCAAAAGAAAGTTTTAACAGAACAAGCATTATATTTTGGTGATGTAGAGATGCCCAAGTATTGGGACATCGACCGAAATAAATTAACTGGCGACATTCTACAATCAACTTATTCAAACAAAGATTTTCCATTCTCAAGAACTTGGGATATGTTAAATACATATATGAGAGATCACATTGGTCTTGAATATGGAATCAATCTAGTTAACAAATCAACGTGGGGAAATATCTATAAACCCAATGAGACAACAATTCCTTTATTAAATATTGATCCGGTGGATCTACGTAACTCTCCAGACTTTACAATGCTTTACGGCGTTAAAGTTAAAGATTGTTTTGTTCGAATACACTACGAAGATAATAGACGTAAAGGAAGAAGTTGGGACATAGAACTTAAAAATAATATGTTCATTATGTTTCCATCAACGAATATGTATTACCTAACTAACAACCAAAAAGATTCATTAAACTTTGTGCAAACAATAACTTATGAATATATCTAATTACTATTGGTATTTTAGTGGTGTTCTTACACCAAAGTTTTGTGATGATGTAATAGCTTATGCAAATTCACAAGAAGAAGTAATGGCTAGAACAGGTGGCTATGGAGATAGAAAATTAAAAAAAGAAGAAATAAAAGATTTAAAAAGAAAAAGAAACTCTGATTTAGTGTGGCTTAACGATACTTGGATATATAAAGAATTACATCCATACGTTCACGAAGCTAATAGAAATGCTGGTTGGAACTTTGAATGGGATAGATCTGAATCGTGTCAGTTTACAAAATATAAACACAACCAATATTATGATTGGCATTGTGATGGTTGGGATAAACCTTATGAAAAAGAAGGACCCGACAATGGTAAGATTCGAAAACTATCTATGACTTGTCAGTTAACAGATGGTTCAGAATACACAGGTGGTGAATTAGAATTTGATTTTAGAAACTACGATCCACATATGAGAGATGAAGCTAAACATTTAAGAAGAGCAAAAGAGATTTTACCAAAAGGATCTATTATTGTATTTCCATCATTTGTTTGGCATAGAGTTAAACCCGTAACCGCAGGTACAAGATATAGTCTTGTAGTTTGGCATTTAGGAAGGCCTTTTAAATAATGTTTATAAATAATTATTTCAACACAACTATCTGGTCAGAACAAAAACCAGAGTTTATTAAATCATTAAACAAAGCATCTAATAAATATATCAAAGATGCAAGAACAAGAGAGAAAGCTTTTATTAAAGAACACGGTGATTTTGGAAGATCTTATCACTCAACACCTTTAACTGCTGATAATGATTTTTTAGATTTTAGAAATTACATTGGTCAAAAATCTTGGGAATATTTAGATCATCAAGGTTTTGATATGCAGCAATACACAACTATGTTTAGTGAGATGTGGGTACAAGAGTTTGCTAAAAAAGGTGGTGGTCATCATTCAGCACACGTACATTGGAATCAACACGTATCAGGTTTTTACTTTTTAAAGTGTAGTGATAAAACTTCTTATCCAGTATTTCACGAACCTAGAACAGGTGCACGTGCTACAAAATTAAAAATGAAACAAGACTCAAAAGGTGTGTGGGGTGGATCAGAACTTATTCATTTTAAACCACAACCTGGAACATTAATTATCTTTCCAGGGTTTTTAGAACACGAATTTGCAGTAGATTTTGGTATAGAGCCTTTTAGATTTATACATTGGAATATACAAGCCGTGCCAAAAGAGATGGCTAAAGATGTTTAAGCATGGTTTTATATACTCCATAGTAGAAGATTTTGTAAAAATAGATAAAGAAGTTTTAAATAAAATAAATAAAATAAAATTAGAAAAAAAAGAAAATAAAACAAAAGTTGGTTTTCCTGCAGCGCAAACTGCAATGAATTTTACTTCTTTTTATAAAGAAAATAAATCTTTAAATGGTTTTATAAAAAATAAATTAAACCACGTTTTTAAAAAACATAATTTATCTTTAAGAAATAGTTGGGTTCAAAAGTATTTAAAAAATGATTATCATAGTTTACATACACACGAAATAAGAGAAACATCATTTGTATGGTTTATAGAGGGAGATGAAACTTCGTCTCCTCTTTATTTTTATGATGTGGGATATCCACTAGTTGACACACATCAAACAATAAAAATTAAATTTATACCAGGAACATTAGTTATATTTCCTGGTTTTATACCACACGAAGTAAGACCAAATAAAAATAACAAACGATTAATAGTAAGTGGAAATTTATTATGAGTTTTAAAAAGAAAAAGTATACAGTTATCCGTCAAGCAATATCAAAAGACCTAGCAGCTTTTGTTGCAAACTATTTTAGTATGCAAAAACAAGTTTATGATACTTGCAGAGCACAAAGATATATTTCACCATTTGAAAACATCATAGGTCACTATGAAGGCAGAGATGAACAGATACCAGAAACCTATAGTCAGTATTCTAATATTGCTATGGAAACATTATTACTTAAATGCCAACCTAAAATGGAAGAAGTAACAGGTCTTAAATTATATCCAGCTTATACTTATGCTAGAATATATAAAAAAGGTGATGAACTTAAAAGACATAAAGATAGATTTAGTTGTGAGATATCAACTACTATGAATCTAGGTGGTGATGATTGGCCAATATATTTAGAACCATCTGGAGAGACTGGCAAAAAAGGTATCAAAGTAGATTTAAAACCAGGAGATATGTTGGTTTATTCTGGCTGTGAATTAGAGCATTGGAGAAATAAATTCAAAGGTAAGGAATGCGTACAAGTATTTCTTCATTATAATAATCGTAAAACACCAGGCGCTAGAGATAATATGTTTGACAAGCGTCCACATTTAGGTCTTCCTTCTTGGTTTAAACGATGATATAATCTTTAGATGGAGGCAGGGCACCACCACATACCCCCTGTCTCCTTTTAAGGATTTATATTATGTTTTTTGGCGGAACTTCATTTGCATCAGCACCTTTTGGCAGACCCAGGATTTAATCCTAATGCATTAGCTATTGTAACAGGTAATAGAATTAACGAATCAACAGGTACTGTTGGTATCGTTGGTAAAGCAATTATATTACCAAATGGTAGTAGATTTAATATTGGAATTGGCAATGTTCAGGTAGCCGATGTTATTGGTGTATCAGGTATTGCAACTGCTTTATCTACAGGTTTAGTTACGGTTTCTGCAAATGCAGGAATTGATGTAACAGGAAGTCAAGCAGACTTTACAACAGGTACCGTTAATGTAGCTGATGTTGTAGGTGTATCTGGTAATAGAGTTAATTTAGAAACTGGAGATGTAACTATCGCAGCAAAAGCAAATGTTATACCTACAGGATCACAAACAAACTTTACAACAGGTTCTGTTACATTTAAATTTATATATTCTGTTACAGGAAGTGGTGTTGATTTATCTACAGGGACTGTTTCAACAACCGCAGGTGCAAATATCTTACCTACTGGATCAAGAGTTAATACAGATACAGGAGATGTTACAGTTGTTGCAGATGCGAATATTTCTGTTACAGGAAATAAAGTTGATATTACAGTTGGTAATGTAACTACAAAAGCAAACGCCACAGTAACCGTTACAACCAATAGACAAAATTTATCGACAGGAACAGTTACAATTGTAGCAAAAGCAACTGTACTTCCAACAGGTAGCGAACTTGATTTAGCTACATCAACAGTTAATATTAGACAATGGGATGGTATTGTACCAGGTGCAAGTCAAACTTGGGTACCCATTCAAACGAGTAGAGGATCATAATGTTATTTGGAGCAACACCTTTTGCAAACTCACCTTTTGCCGATCCGGGTGGAGTTAGTATATTTGTAACTGTAAGTGGACAAAGATTAAACTTTGCTATAGGTAATGTTCAAATTATAGGTAAATCAGTTGTTTTACCAACAGGACAAAGAGTTGATTTAGCAACGGGTGATGTAGTTATTAAAATAGGTCAAACGGTTCTTGTTACAGGAGAAGAATTAGCACTTGCAACAGACACGGTAGATGTGATATCATGGAACCCAATAATTCCAGGAGCAACTGGTGTTTGGATTCCAATAGATCCAGATAACCCATAGGAGAATAAATGGCATCAAGTACGTCAAATGATTTAAAACTAGAACTCATTACTACCGGTGAAAAATCAGGTACATGGGGAACTATTACTAATACAAACTTACAAATTTTAGAACAAGCATCATCAGGATATTTATCCTTAGCGGTAGGATCTGCTGATGTAGCATTGTCATTAGC